AAAAAACTCCAGGTTTACCTGGCTACCCAAACGAATGGCACCAAGACAGCTGACATTAAATCAAACGATCAAGCTAATAAGTGATTTAGCCTCCGCTCATGACCAGATAAACACTGTTTATTTTGGTGATGTATGGGAGTTTCTAAGTCAAACGGATAATGTTTATCCTGCTATGTTTTATTCTTTGACCGGATCTTCGATTGCAGGCAAGGAATTGAGCCTTAATTTCTCCCTTTATTTCTTAGATCGCCAGCTTCAGGACGAATCCAATGAGAATGATGTCCTATCAGATCAGCTATTGATCGCTCAGGATATTGTCTCAATGATGCGATACCCTAAATTCGACTGGGATATAGCTGACAATGTAAACCTAGAATTTTTCACAGAGAAAGAAGAGGACTATTTGGCTGGTGTAAAGGCAGACGTGACTGTCTCCTTCCCGATGTTATCGGATCGCTGTCAAGTTCCTACAAATTTTAATTATCCTTCCTAATGGCAAATAAAAAAGTCTCTCAATTAGTAGCAAAGCCTTCAGTCTTAGTCACTGATTTATTCCCTATTGCGGATCCGACAACTGGGCAGCTTTACAAGACTACAATTTCGGATCTTGGAACGGCTATCGGTTCGGGGGTTAGCTCTGTTAATACCTTAGTGGGTGCTGTGGTCTTAGATACTGACGATATCCAGGAACTAGCTAGTCCTACTAATAGATGGTTTACAGATACTAGAGCTAGAGCGGCGCTTTCTGCTTCGTCTCCTTTGGCTTATAATAGTGGCACTGGGGTATTTAGTATTCCGGCGGCTACAAGTTCACAGAACGGTTATTTGACTTCGACAGATTGGACTACATTTAACGCTAAACAGCAAGCACTTTCTGGAACTGGATTTGTAAAAATTTCGGGAACGACAATAAGCTATGATAATAGCACTTATTTAACTACCAGCGCCGCGGCTTCGACTTACCTAGCTTTAGCTGGGGGAACTTTGACCGGTGCGCTAAACGGAAACAGTGCAACGTTTACCGGGGATTTAACTATTAGCTCAGCGAATCCTAGATTATATTTTACAGATACAGATAATAATCCGGATTATTTTATTTCGAATACAGACGGAACTTTTACAGTTTACGATGTAACAAATAGCACTTCTAGATTTACAATAGGTACAACTGGAAACGGAACTTTCGGAGGTAATTTAACGGTAGGGCAAATCATTCGATCAGGCGGTACGTCTTCGCAATTCTTAAAAGCAGACGGCTCTGTAGATTCTAGCACATATGTACCTACTTCTAGAACTTTGACAATAAATGGAACTGCTTTAGATTTAAGTGCAGATAGAAGCTGGACAATAGCATCTTATTCTTTACCAACTGCAACAGATACCGTTTTAGGGGGAGTAAAAATTGGCTCTGGAGTTACTATCACTTCGGGAGTAATTAGCGTTTCAACTAACTACCAAGCTCCTTTGTCAGGAACTGGCTTTGTAAAGATTAGCGGTAGCACTATTAGTTACGATAATTCTACTTATTTAACTACAAGCTCAGCTTCTTCTACTTATTTACCTTTAGCTGGAGGCACTTTAACTGGAGCTTTAAATGGAACAAGTGCTTTATTTAGTGGCGCAGTAAGAGCAAACAATCCAGCCGAAGGGGCAACTGGAGAGGGCTTAATAGCTGGTCAATCTTTTAAAATAGATGGAACTGGGACTAGCCAAAAGGCGGTAATGTATTTAGTTTCAAATGTTTTAAGCGATACTTATGCAAGCGGATTAACTGCTCAATTTGCTAATTTTGCTGGAGATAAAGGTTTTGGTTTTAATCTTAACACAAGCGGAGGATATGAACTTTATGTAAAAAATTCTACTTGGAATAAAGCTCTTACTATTGCAAACACTGGCGCAGCCACATTTTCGAATAAAGTTACAACTACCGGTCCTGCGAATGATTGGGGATTAGTAGTAAATGGAAGTACAACTCTTGGACAATCTTATGGGGCTAATATAATAGCTGGCTCTAATTCAAGCGATGTTGCATTTTTAATTTCTAATTATGTAGGAGGAGATATTTTAAGAGTTTTAGGCACCGGCGCCGCCACGTTTTCGAGTAGTGTAGATATTGCGCAAAGCGCAACGGTTAGAGGATTTACTGGCACAACTGGAGCCGGAATGTTTATGGCTTACGGCTCTGCAGGTGCGGGAATAGGTTCTATATTTTCATACAATTACGGAACAAGCACTTATGGACCAACTATATTAGATGGCTCTTATGTTGCATTCTATAATAGTGGTAGTGAAAGAATGAGAATTACGGGTGGCAACGTCGGCATCGGAACGACTGCGCCTAATAGCGCATCAGTAGATAGAGCTTTAACTATAAGTGGAACAAGCAACTCTATACTAGAAATAAATTATGGAGCGACTAGAGGAGCGTATTTATATTCTAATTCTATAAATACTGTTTTAAGTTCAGTTCAAGCCACTCCATTGTTATTCAATACTTCAGATACCGAACGTATGCGGATTACTAGCGGTGGGCAAGTACAAATAAAACAAGCTGCAGATACTCACGCAGATGGCTTATCAATCTTTAATATTTCAGGAAACTCTTGGAACTATGTAAACGGGGGGGATAATAATTTATATCTTGGTTATAATGGAATAAGTAAAGGAGTTTTTGCTTATGTAACTGGTACTTATACTGCTTTATCTGACAAAAATAAAAAGAAAGATTTTGAGGTTTCAAACATTGGATTAAATGAAGTAATGCTTTTAAAGCCTACTTTATACCGAATGAAATCAGATGAAAGCGAAGGACAAAAGGAACTTGGTTTTATTGCACAAGATGTAAAATCTGTAATTCCAAATGCTTATGTAGAAAGCGGAGATTTTATCGGACTTAATTTTAATCCTATTGTGGCAGCACTTACTAAAGCAGTTCAAGAATTAAAAGCAGAATTAGATACTTTAAAAAATAAATAATATGGCATTCGAATTTATCATTTCTCAATTAGACTCTATTCCATCTTTAGACGGAATGGACAAAGTAATTAGCGTAATTCATTACAGAGCACAAAAGCAATACGAAGAAGATGTCATTCACTTCACGGCTGACACCTACGGAGCTTTAGGAGTAGATGCACCACACGAAGCGAGCTTCACTCCTTATGATGAAGTAACAAAAGAAATGGTCGAAGGCTGGTTAGCTGATTCATTGGATACGGAAACAATCGAGGCGAATCTAGATGCACAGATTCAGAACTTTTTGAATCCTCCGATTGTGGCTTATCCTTTGCCTTGGAGCGATCCTGCAAAAATCTAGGACTTTTGCTATCTATTTATAGATTAATAAATTAAACAAACCAAACGATGAAATTAGATTTCAATTTTGACCTACTTGGTCTAGATCAGCAACCTATCGAGGGTGCAAATGCAGGTAAATTATTAGCTAACGCTTTAGCTCAGGGATCAAAAGGCGATGCCTTGAAGTTCTGGGATTGGGCTGTCAGCTTAAATAAGGGAGAAGTTCTTGACTTAGATTCGTCTGACCAGGAAACAATCAAAAATTTTATTAAGGATTCTGAAGGTTTCACTATCCTAGCAAAAGCGCAATTATTACAAGTTTTGAAAAAAGACTAATTAATGGAGATTAATGACATTCTTGGGCAATCTGTGACGGGTGCAATAGCGGCCTTCATTGGATGGCTGGTAGGTAGACGAAAAGAGCAGGCAGAGATCACAACTACTGAGCTGGACCAAACCACCAAAGCGATTGAAATCTGGAGACAGATGGCTCAAGAAATGTCTGACAAGGTAAAGGAACTAAGCGACAAGATCGACATCTTAACAGCTGAGGTCCACTCACTGAAATCCGAGAATTCAAATCTGAAAACCAAACTAGGCATAATTGATGAAAGTAACGAAAGCAAGCCAAAAAGGACTCGATCTAATAAAAAGATTTGAGGGGCTTAAATTAAAGCCTTACAACTGTCCAGCTTTGATTCCGACAATAGGCTACGGAAATACTTACTATCCTTCTGGAGCCAAGGTTAAAATAACCGATCCGGCAATCACTAAAGAGAAAGCGGAGGAGCTTCTTAAATTCCTTCTTACATCCTATGAAAAAGGCGTCGATTCTTTCTGTCGGGATGACATTAACCAGAATCAATTTGATGCGCTTACATCCTTCGCCTATAACGTAGGTGTGGGGAACTTGCAAAAGTCTACCTTAATCAAAAAAGTAAACAAAAACCCGAACGATCCTTCGATCCGGGCTGAGTTTATGAAGTGGAACAAGGGAGGCGGAAAGGTTTTACTTGGACTAACCAGGAGACGCCAGGCGGAGGCTGATCTATACTTCTCATAATCATGCAAAAATTCATCATTCTTTTGGCTTGTGTTGCATTTGTTTCTTGCAAGTCTAATAAGTCAGTCACTGAGTACAA